AGCATACTGTGAGTCAAAAAAACGCATTATGACTGCACAATCGACTGAAGCTGCTAAAGCAGTACTTTACAGATTCTAGGGGATAAAAAATGGCAACATTACAAGAAATAGCACAAAAAGGTGGTTGGGCAGCGGCAATTGCTAATGAGGCATTGACGATTAAATCGCAAATGGATTCTGGCGAATTGTCTACTGACGAGGGTAAAGAACTCTTGGAAGATCTTGCTAGACTTGAAGGTGTAGTAGAAGCATCAGAAGATATTGAAACAAAAACTGATCTCGTAACTGCAATTTTTGTAGTTGCAAAAGTTGTTTAACTAAAATATTCGACTTTATTGGATTCAGTTAAATATAATTTAGTTAATGAATCCTTACCAAGTACTTGGTGTTGATCGTTCTGCAGACGAAAACACCATCAAAAAAGCATATCGAAAACTTGCCGCACAACACCATCCCGATAGGGGTGGTGATACTGCAAAATTTCAAGAAATTCAAGGGGCATATGATATTTTAAGTGACCCCCAAAAGCGGCATGAATTTGATAATCCTAGACCACAATTTAATGGTGGGGGATTTGGTCATCCCGGTGATTTTAATTTTAATTTTAATTTTGGTGAAGGCATCGATGATATTTTTCAGCATATTCGTGCTGGTCAAGATCCATTTGCACAAATGCGGCAAAATAGACGTAATCGTGATATAAGGTCTACTATTGTAATTCCACTCGCAGAAACTTTAACAGATCAAGTTAAAATACTGACCATTGGTGATTCAAATAATAAATCTCGTGATTTAGAAATGCGAATACCAAAAGGAGTGACTACTGGCACAACGTTTCGTTTTGCTCAACAAGGTGATCACCAAATACCAAATTTTCCACCTGGTGATTTATTAGTAACCGTCAATGTACAAGCACATCCAGATTTTGAAGTTCATGGATTAGATTTGACAAAATGCTTGAAAATTGATTCATGGGACGCTATGATTGGTTGTGAACGAGAAGTTATAGGTCTTGATGGTAGAAAATTCTCATTAAAAGTGCCAGAAGGTGTGCAATGGGGTTCTAAATTGAGAGTTTCTGGTGAAGGACTATGGGCATTTCAAAAAGATATTAAAGGTAATTTACTTGTTCGTATTGAAATAGAAACACCACGAAATTTATCTGAAGAACAAAAAACTCTTATACAACAATTAAAGTCAAGGAATTAAATACAGTATGTTAGAATCTAATCCAGAAATACAAAATATCGTTGAATTTGCAACAAAAATTGCAAAAGAAATGAGTCATGGGTATGTAACATTAGAGCATATCACGGTAGCACTTTTTTCTAATGAAGAGTGGACTAAAATGCTGATTGGTGTTGGTATTGACGTTGAAGGGTTACTCATAGATCTAAACTCGAATATTTCTGAACAAGAACACTTCAAACTTCCAGATGGAGAAGATCCTAAAAAAACTCACACCTTAGAAAGAGTATTTAATCGTGGATTTACACAAGTTCTCTTTAGTGGACGAAGTGAAATGAAGTGTATAGATTTATATCTTTCGATTATGGCAGAAGAACGATCATTTTCACGATTTGTTATGGCAAAATGGGGAATGGATAAAAAACTTGTTGTTGAAGCATGGAATAAAGAAAATTCTAATCCAAAAAAACGTGAAAGTCGTAAACAAGCAGCTATTGATGCTATTTTAAATGAATATTGTGAAAATTTAAACGAAGCATGTGAAAATGATGAAATCGATCCAGTTATTGGTCGTGAATCTGAAATCCAAGAAATTGTAGAGGTTCTTGCAAAACGCAATAAATCTAATATTTTGATGGTTGGTGATCCAGGAACTGGAAAAACTTCGATTGCTGAAGGCATTGCACTTGCTATTCACAAAGGCAATGTTCCCGAATATCTTGAAGGATATACAGTTTATTCTCTTGACATTGGCGCATTACTTGCTGGTTCAAAATATCGTGGTGAATTTGAAGAAAGAATTAAAGAAGTTCTTAAAGCATTAATCGTGAAAGGTAAATGTATCCTTTTTATTGATGAAGCACACATAATTCGTGGTGCTGGTGTTGGTTCAAATAGCGGACCAGATTTTGCTAATCTTATTAAACCTGTTTTGGGACGTGGGCAGATTAAAGTTATTGCATCCACAACATGGGAAGAATATACACAATCTTTTGAAAAAGATAGAGCGTTAATGAGACGATTTTATCGATTAACAGTAGAAGAACCTACTCCTCAAGTTGCTAAAGATATTTTACATGGATTAAAAAAATATTTTCAAGATTTTCATGGTGGTATTATTCTTGATTCTGCTATTGATTCTGCGGTTGATCTTTCTGTGAGATATCAAAATGATAAACGATTGCCCGACAAAGCAATCGATCTCATTGATGCTGCTTGTGCAAAAATTAAATTGCAAGAAAAAGACTGGTCAATTGATCGTTCGCATATTGTTGATGCGATTAGTAAATTTACAAAAATACCTGCAGATCAAATGGATGAGGTTGAAACTAAATCATTGGTTGGACTTGATAATAAGATTAAGAAACGATTGTTTGGACAAGACAATGCAGTTGATGAAGTACTAGAAAAAATTTATGTAAGTCGTGCTGGTCTTAAGTCAATCAATAAACCCGTGGGTTCATTCTTATTTCTCGGACCTACTGGAACAGGTAAAACCGAGCTTGCAAAATTGCTTTGTGAAAATCTTGGGATGAAACTTCTTCGGTTTGATATGTCTGAGTATCAAGAAAGACACTCTGTTGCAAAATTGATTGGTGCTCCTCCGGGATATGTTGGATACGAAGACGCAAATCTTGGTGGTGGATTATTAATATCTCAAGTTGAGAAAAATCCCAACTCAATTATTTTATTTGATGAAATTGAAAAAGCACACCCCGATGTAAGTAATATTCTTCTTCAATTAATGGACGAAGGTATCATCACATCCTCTAATGGTAAAAAAGCGGATTGTAGAAATACAGTTGTTATTATGACTTCTAATTTGGGTGCGACTGCATCTGAACAAAATACTATTGGATTTTCTATGCCATTGGAAAAACAAGGTGAGGATGATAAAGCAGTTAAAGAATTCTTTAAACCAGAATTTAGAAATCGTCTGGATGGTGTAATAAAGTTTAACAAACTCTCGCAAGAAAATGTCACTAAAATTGTTGATAAGTTTATTAACGAAATGAATATTCTTTTATCAGACAAACGCATTCATATAAAACTTACAGATAATGCTAAAAATTATATTGCAGAAAAAGGTTATGATCCTAAGATGGGTGCTCGACCACTTGGTAGAAAAATTGACCAAATGATTAAAGTGCCATTATCTAAGAAAATATTATTTGAAAACTTATATAATTGTTTTGTAAAAGTCGATTGGCACAACGAAGAAATTAAATTTGAAATTTCTAAAGATAATTTTGGAAACACAATGGTAGATGAAAATGGATATATCACACTGGAAACAATTGAACAATAAATTACTAATACACAATACTAGAAAACTATTTTTTAACCAGTATTTGTATCGTATAAAGTTTGAAGCACACAATGCTCGTATGGCATTGTCTCCGCATTCAGATTCAGAAATGCATGAGAAGTACAAAAAATATCAGAAATATGTTAAAAAATCATATGATTATGAAAATCTACCAACGTACGTTGGTAGTGTAAAACATACAATCGAAAATACAAAGTTCAATAATCTTTTATCTTGGAATAGATTCTTTAGAAATTACGGGTATATTAAATTTCGTATTGAAGATCCTTATATCTCACTTTATACTAATGATCTAGATTCATTGTACGAAATTATTAATAAAGATAAACACATAAAAAATACAGTGGTTTCAATATCTAAACCAGAATCCGAAGAAGCGGCAAAATCACTACAAGAGGGTAAAGTTCTGGTTAAACGAATCGAAGGATTTACTCATATTATCTATATAAGTGATAATTGGTCATTCAACAATGATGATCGAGTAAAAGTTATGGAATACTTGCGTAGTTTGGGAGAAAATGAAGTGAGAATCCCATCATCAACAGAAAAAGCATTGATGAATAAATGGGCGGCTGGCGGATATTTTTATTGTAAAGATCCATCAATTTCTACATGTCTTTCATTAATTTGTCCCGGTATAGTAAAAAATATTTTTGAACTCGAAAAACTTCCCTAAATATTAAAAACTGGGAGTTTTATTATGGCAAAGATTCAAGAACAAGCCGTTGTCATTAAGTTTAGCAAATTAGTTAAAGATGGTGACGAAGGGCAATCAGTAATTGATTCTGATGTTATTGCAAGTTTGGAAGCAGTCGCACAAGAACTTGCTGGACAAGGAATCATTGTAGAAGTAGACAGTTTAATCAACTAGAAAGAGTAAATCAATGAGTAAAAAAACTGAAAAAGCAAAAGAAATTGAAGTATCTGAAAATGCAACAGCAACTCCTGTACCTAAATTGACAAAACCAATAATGCCGGTACCTGGTTCACCCCAGACTGCTCCCAAAACACCAGTTGGAAATCAGTTTGATTTTAGTAAAGTTCACGTACATTTTGCAGTTCCGTGTTATGGTGGTATGGTTTCGGAACCTACAATGACTTCGTTTATTCGATTCACTCTCCTTGCATCAAGGGTTGGATTAAATTGGTCACTGGATACAATGGTTAACGAATCATTAGTTACTCGTGCTCGTAATAATCTTTGTGCAAAAATGATGACTAATGAAAATGCAACACATTTTATGTTTATTGATGCCGACATTCGTTTTGAACCAGAGCATATTTTTGGAATGATTGCCGCAGACAAAGATGTTATAGGTGGTCTTTATCCTAAAAAATCGTTGCCAATTGATTATGTGGTTAATTTGAAAAATGGTGGACGAATTGAAGGTCCAATTTTTCAAGTAGATACGCAAGGAACTGGATTTTTACTATTTAAAAAGCATGTTTATCAGAAACTGATTGATTCTCATCCAGAGTGTAAGTATGTTGACGATATCGGTCTTGGCAAGCAATACGAACCGTGGATGTATTCTATCTTTGATACAGTCATTGATGCTCGTGGACATTATTTGTCCGAAGACTGGACATTTTGTCGACGTTGGCAAGCATTGGGTGGGGATATTTGGGCAGATTCTCGTGTACTTCTTAATCACATTGGACACTATGAGTTTAAAGGTGATGCTGAAGCACTCGAACGTAAAGGTCTCAAACGTGTTGCTACAGATTCTCCTGAAGGTAAAGCAGCAATTGAAGCACAGAAAAAAGCCGCAGAATCAGCACAACAAGCTGCATAATGGAAGACAATGGGATTATTTGATCGTTTTAAACAAAAACCAACTGAAGTAAAACAAAAAGAACCTAAATCTCAGAAGCCAAAAAAATCTGCCAAAGACTTGGCTACTGAGAAAGGTGAACCATGGGTTAATATTCTCTCGATTGAATTGGATCCAGAGAATATTGGCAACGGTGCTTTTGAATTGGATTGGAATGATATTTTTGTTGCTAAATTAGTCCGTGCTGGTTACAAAGGTAAAGATGATGCACAAATTGTGGATCAGTGGTTTCAAACTATTTGTAGAAATGTAGTTTTAGAAACTTACGAACAATATGAAGCAAATAATATTGGTGGTGTTGAACGAAAACCACTGAGTAATGGTCGAACGGAAGTATCTTAATGCTTTGGGTCGGAGGCGATGGTCATTGTGCTGGAGCATACGCAGTTAATCATTGTGCAAACTGTGAAGACGATTCTGAATTGTGGTGGAAAGGCAGACAACCCCACCCAGAAAATGCTGCAGTCAATTGGGTAACTACACTTGCTAATACAATTAAAACACAATTTATCAACGAAAGTGATATTAGAGACACGGTCAATGATATCGTATTGAAATGTAATAGATTTATTTTAAATAATACAAAAAGTCAACACATTGTTATTGTGGGATGTAATAATCCACAAGACAATCAATTGCTTGAATTAAGTATATTTTTAAAACAAAACCATACTCGTCATATTTTCTTTAATACTAAAGATTATATTGACTTTTCTATTCAAAATCGATGTAAGATAAATAACTACGGTTATTTTGGAAAAGATGCTCATCAAGCATGGGCAAACGTGATGGTCTCTCAATTAAGACAATTAGAAATCATTTGACTGTTTTACTTTATATAAATTTTACTGAAGTTTAAACTATTGCTATGGCAAAGTATCTTATCATCGATTTGGCGAACACTTTTTTTCGTGCTCGTCACTCCGCACATAAACAATCTGATTTTCATGATAAGTTGGGTTTTGCTTTACATGTGACTTTATCATCAATTAATAGTGCATGGAGAAAGCAAAAAGCAGACCATGTTGTTGTGTGTTTGGAAGGAAGTTCTTGGAGAAAAGAATTCTATAAACCATACAAAGCAAATCGCAAAGTTGCTTACGCCACCCTGACTGAAAAAGAGCAAGAAGAAGAGGAAAAATTCTGGGAAACATTTGATAATCTTAAGAATTATTTTATTAATGATACCAATTGCACAGTTCTCCAACATGCAGATTTAGAAGCAGACGATTTGATTGCAGGGTGGATTCAAACGCATCCGAATGATTCTCACGTAATTATTTCGTCTGACACGGATTTTCATCAATTACTTTCAGAGAATGTTTCTCAATACAATGGCATTTCAGATGAACTTCATACATTAGAAGGAATTTTTGATCGTAATGGTAAACGAGTGATTGATAACAAAACCAAAGAACCTAAGACAATTCCAAATCCAGAATGGATACTTTTTAAGAAATGTATGAGAGGAGATCCAACAGATAATATTTTTAGTGCTTTTCCAGGTGTTCGTGAAAAGGGTTCTAAAAACAAAATTGGATTGCTTGAAGCATTTGAAGATCGTAATAAAAAGGGATTTAACTGGAACAATATGATGTTAAATCGTTGGGTAGATCACGATGGTATTGAACACCGTGTACTTGATGATTATGAGCGTAATCGCACTTTGGTTGATTTAACAGCACAACCTGAACCAATCAAGGAAAAAATTATTCAAACAATTAAAGATAATGCAATCTCTAAACAAGTCCCAATGGTGGGTGCAAAGTTTTTAAAATTTTGTGGTAAGTTTGAATTAGTCAAACTTAGTGAATATGCTGAGTCTTATTGTAAATTTCTCTCGTCGGAGTATATGAATGTTATTTCGGAAAAAATCGAAGTTTAAGAAATGGGTATTGGAGATGTGGGGTGACAATAAAGAGGAAAGAGACAAATTTGGTCTTCCACACCTTACGTTAATTCAATATGTAAAGAGTTATCGATGGTGGTTAAAATTGAAATATAGGAGTAAACGATATGACTAAATTAATTGCAAAATCGATTTTTAAAAATAAAGAATGCGAAGTTTGGGTTGTTGAATCCGATGGCGAAAAGTTTGGCACTATTCAAGCAAATGTAAATGGCACAGTTAATTTGATGACAGATACTATTCGACAATCGTTTCCAAGTATTAAAAATTTAAATAAAGAGTATAATATTAAATTTGATCGCACAAAGATAAAAAACAATAATATTTCTACAAATAGTGCATTTGGTATTCCTACTAAGACAAAACCACACAATGTTTTGTGGAACGCCAAACATAAAACTGCAGTATTCACCGAAAGTAAAAAGTCAAAAAGTTATCATTGTGCTGGTCACTACATGATTAAACTTGGAAAAACTTGGACTTATGAATTTTGTCCTAAATTAATTATGATTGATCGATATCCCTATAAAGGCCCATTTAATACGAAAGAAGAAGTATATGATGGTGAAACCTAGTTTTCAATTATTCAATGATAAAGTTCGATCACTCAACCAAACTGGTTCTAAACAATTAATTCTATCTGCACAAGAAGCAAGAAATTTGCATCATGATATTTTTGAACTACTAAATAATCTTACTGTCAAAAAATCGACACCAAGTAACGATGTTACTCAAGTTGAGATGGACGGTGGGGGATTTTAAATGAGTAGAGAAGATTTTAATCAAACTTGGTTATTCGAAATGCCAGAAGGATTAGGTAACTTTGATACTTATGATATGCTAGAGTACAATATAAAAGAACTATTGAAAAACGATATAGTTCCAAAAGAATTTTCAAATGGCGTTAAGAAAATTGAACTTAACTATATAATGTATTATTGGATAGAAGATAAAGATGGTACAATTATTTTGGGTGTAAATCTTGAAAAAAAACCACAAGCATTGGTTGTTGGATTAACAGGTAAAAATCCAAGATATAAAAAACGACAACCATATGCTAGTGAATTGTATAAATTTATTTTGGATGATAATAAAACACAAAGTTTAAGATTGATGAGTGATCAGTCACTTAGTGACGAAGGTAAATCTATATGGGACAGATTATTTAAAATGGGTCTTGATGTTTCCGTTTATGATAAAGAAAATCCAGGAAAATCATTTATTACTTTTAAATCTTCTGATGAAATGAATCAATATTTTCGTCATGATGATACAGATTTCAAACGATATCAGTATGTACTTTCCGAAGGTAAAGAAATGTTGGCAGAGACACAAGCATTATTCAATATAAGATGGTACAGAGAACAAATTAAAGGAATGCTATAAACTGTTTTAAACACCTAGTTTTTTTAGATAAATATATATACGATGTCAAGACCTAAACCTAATGTTCTCCTCGAACACGTTGATAAGAAAACCTACAAATCTGAGCAAATTATTGCCAGTGAAGGCATATGGGCGGTCTATTATCAATCGAAACCTTTCAATCTAAAAAGTGGTAACAAGTTAATTGATTATCCTGGTCCCAAGTATAAAAAGACCTCGTTCTCCAATCCTGGTCACGCACATAATCTTGCACGAAAATTGAATAAGTTATTCAATACAACTGATTTCACTGTGGTGTTGCTTAATAATGGTGAAACAGTCACATTATAAAAAACGATTCACTCAGAAAAATTATACTCGAACATTACTCGAACTGCTAGGTTGGAGTGTTGGACGATACAGTGATTTATATAAAATCCTCTGGGAAAATCAAGTTGTCGAGGAGTCACTTCGATTGAGTGTGAGTGGGATGTCGTTCATGAGTAAGAATAATATTCGTGGATATGAGTTCAAATTGGACACGCCACTGGATGCTAGATCTCAAATTCTACTTCAACGATATTTTCCGTCACCATTCTTTTACTTTACCAAGACATTCATTGTCTATGAAGAAAAAGAAGCATCAATGCTTATATTAATGGATAGTGATTTGAGAACTTATCTACGAAATTTAGAGGAATAACAAATCCCCACGTGGGGATTTTTTATTTTGATACACCACGAACCACTTCTTTACCTTTTTCAACTGCATTATCGATACTGGGAACTGCCTCATTTACCACTTCAACACTTTTATCAAAAAGATTAGTTGCAGCGGTAAAAAATCCAGCAATACCCACGGTTGCAACGACAAATCCAATAATAAAACCTAAAATTAATTTGATCATAATAATTCCTTTCCTTGAGTTACAAGGACAATTATACAGGAAAATTGTGATTTATCAAGTAATTTTTTTATTATTTTATAAAAGAAGTTCGTTCTGAAGGATCGTATTCTTCAATTTTATCGATTTGATGGTATTTTATATCAGTTTTAGTACGAATCATTTCATAATATGAAATGAACATTTCTGCTTCTGTAATATCATTAAAAGATTTTGGGGAGAAAAATGGAATGTCAAACCAAAATAACCAAAATTTTCTTTGTGGTTCAAAAAGTTTGTTGTCTTGTTTGACCGTTTCTTTTATTCTATATTGAGGCATAATAATTATTATTGTTTTGCAGTAGCACGAAGCATCCAACTGTGCTTGCGGTGAGCATCCATACGTGCGGCAATAAAATCAGAATATCCGTGTTCACCAGATGCTTCTGCCATATCAAATACACGTTTAAAGATTAGTACACAACTATTAGAATCAGCAAGTAAAGTGGTAACCATTTGTTCGGGAGGTAACACTTCAATTTCCTCCTCTAGTTCAGACAATGCTGAGAATCGTGTGAACGATGCAGGAGCATACCCACCAAGTTTACGAATATTTTCTGCAAAATCATCAATTGAATCATACACTTCTTCGTAGATCTTACCAAAAAGATCGTGAAGTTGAACGAAATCTTTACCTTCAACGTTCCAGTGAAAGTTTGCGGCTTTTAAATAAAAAGCAAATTCAGTCGAAAATGCTATTTTTGATGCTCTAATTAATTCTTCATTCATGATAAGGTATTTATCCCTTGTGCTTGAAGTACTGAACCTCACGTTCATGTTTCTTTGCTGCTTCCAAGCTGCCAAATGTACCTAAATTTTTACTTCCATCTTTAGAATACAATCTCCACTTATTATCCCCAATTTTGCGAATAGTTTCATTTATTATGTTTTTTGAAATAATCTGTGCTTGAGAAGGATCTAATATGATATAAGATTCCGAACCAACATCTTCGTATTGATTGAAATATACTATACCATCATAACCTTTACTTTTGATATGATTTAATAAATCTTCAGGACTGTTGATTTTATAATACTCGTCAGTGGTCATATATTCTTCTCTATCGGAAATTTGACCTTTTAAAACTGCGAAGGAATCATGATTCTTATCTTTGTCACGAACTCGCATTGGATTTTTGATATTGAGTTTAACTTTGTAAATGTACTCTGGGGCATCAACATAGTTATGGTTCAATCTGTCTCTTGCGGCACGTAAAGATCCAAAATGAGTGAATGGTTTGAAACTGGTAATTCCATCGTTTCTTGAACCGTGATAGGCAACGATTGGTCTCTTGATGACTTCGTTAATCTTCATTTCATTGCTACCAAATACTGCTTAAATTTGTTTTGTCTATCTTCTAATCCATTAAGACTTGGGTTAATTGTGGAAGTTACTTTTTTAACGTCTGCCCAGTTATCAACTTTTCGTTGGGTTCTCGTTTCCCACCACCACACTGCAATGATTGCTGCAATTTCTGGATTAGCGGCAAGATCAGGATTCTTCACTAAGTTAACAGAAGGCATACCATTTTTATTTAAAAACCTTGTTGCATCACGATAGTTATACTTACCCGTTAAATGAACATATCCACGACCACGATACTTATAACCATCGCCGGGTTTAGTGTTTCCTAATTCTAATGCCTTTTCTCTGTCGTATCTAATGTCATAACGATTAAAATAAGACTTGCCACCATACTCGGTAAAACTTTTAAATCCACCTGTTTCGTGAGACATTTGTGACAAGAATGCGGCAAGTTGCACTCCACGAATTCCAGCAGATTTTGCTTTTTTCATGATGAACTTTTCTAACGGTGTACCCGTAACAGGAGCAACGTTAAGATTCAACGCACCAAAATTTTCTTTGCCCACTGTTTCTTGATTTGGAATGATAAGAGTTTGACCAACATTAATTTTATTGCTGGTAAGTTTATTTGCTTTTTTGATTGCATCAACACTGGTATCCATTTGTTGAGCAATACCATAAAGTGTTTGACCAGGAGTAACCTGTATCTTTTCAACGTTTGCTTGTGCTCCACCGCCGAATGCAACACTTGCACCCAATGCCAGTCCACCTAATGTATCACGAAGTCCTTCGTTCATACTTGCCTCTTTATCGAATCGTCTCAAATATTCTTGATGTAGGTTATTCAACACGCCCTGATTGCGAAGAATTTTGAATGCGAGATTTTCCGCACCAAACTCTCCGTTCTGAGCGAGACCAGACCGTCGCATTTTGCTAATTTTTTCAATAACTTTGTGAATGCTTTCACTATCTTCATTGGGATCAATTACCTTATCTATTCGTTTAATAAGATCAAGTACTTTTAATTTTACTGCTTCACGATCCCATTCTGGTTTTTTAGGATCTGGTTTTCTAATCCATTGATTATTAAGTATACTAAAAACTGCACCAGAGATTGGGGGGTTGGCAACATCCTCAATATAAAGTTCGACATCATGTCCAAAAATTTTAATATTATGTTTGTTATTCCAAATTGTTTTCTTTGCTTTATATAACTCTTCGGCAACATCATCACATTGTAAATCTTTATAGTCTGTAATTACGTGTAAATCAAAATCACTGAATTCTGTGTAATTATAATTTGCCATGCTACCAGTAAGAACAATATCCTGCACTCTAAAATTAGGAATGTCAAGATTATCAATAAAATAATTTGCAATTTTTAATAATCTCTCCCTAACTTTGGGGTTAAGTTCGCTATTTCTCCACACTCGTGGACTTAATCTGTCACTGTATTTGACACCACGAGCAATAGGATCCCTGTCGAATTCACTAATGAACATTTTACGACACCTTACCTATGCTTTTAATATAAGCAGATTTCGTGCCAAACTTTTCGGCAAAGATTTGCCGCACTTTTGACTTACTTTCGGCAATTATTGTCGCTTTCTTGGGAAGATTATTGAGTGTATACTTCACATGATACTTAGATTCGGCAACTGCGGCAACTTCTGTAACTTCTTGCCCAAGATCATTTTTAAATTTTAAAAACTGTTCACGAGTGTATTTTTGCAAATGCATTTCATCAAATCCAATATCTTTAAAATTTGGATCTGTTTGTTTAACATACGCAAGTATATTGGGAATACCTTCGGCAGTTTTAGTCGGAATAAAATGAATTGCCATTCCACCTGGTAGAGTATCACTTGGAGCATGAACTAATATACCAGTATTCTGCAATCGTTCTTTGTCAATTCTATTTGCCAATTCACGTTTTTTATCTGCTATAGTTGATTTAGCATCAGGTGCTTGTTCTTTTCTTTTATCAATGACTTTGTAATCTTGCTCAGTCGTTTTTGGCCAAATTTTCAAATATGTTTTGACTGCTTCATACGCAGATTCTTGCGAAACGGCATGAGCCATATCCATCCATGTGCCACTTTCTTTGTCCAACGCATAAACCACATAAGGATTCTTTACGTCTGAACGTTCATCACCCGTAATGAGTCTCGACCATTGAAGTTTAAATTCTTCGGGATTCAATGCACCAGTGGAATACTGAGCAAACATTTCCATCATCTTTTCATGTCGTGGATCTTTTGTTACAAATTGTTTGTTCAGATCGACCAAAAACTTATACAATTTTTTACCGTAATTCTTTTTCTCTTCTTCTGGATTGCCAGCAATCTGCATAGCACGACCATAACGAAGCATAATGCTTTCAAGATTCTCAACAGATTTTTTGAAGTCATCATCGTCAGCACCAGCCTTGAGGTAGTCTCCACCGATGCTTCTAAATTCAACATACTTTTTCATATTGTGAACGGATTGGTATTTTTCACCAGTATTATAGTTTTCCATAAACTCTGCGGCAAACTTATTCATACCTTCTCTTAAATCATCGAACAATCGTTTTGCACTTTCTGGATTATCTTTGTTTGCTCGATTTGCAAGTTTATCAAATGTTGAACTGGCATAATACGCTGCTCTACGACCAAATTG